CGAGGACGTCGTAGGTCCTGGCTACGAAGACGGCGGCGTCTGGCAGGACGACAACGCCACTCACATCGCCCGCCACGACCCCGCGCGCGTCCTCCGCGACGTCGCGGCCAAGCAGCGCATCCTCGCCGTCCACCGCCCCTACGTCGTCGAGCCCGACCAGGCATGCATGGGCTGTGCGGGCGACAACGTATGGGAGCGGTGCCCGGTGCTGCGGGCGCTCGCCGCCGTGTACGACGACCACCCCGACTACCCGGCCGAGTGGGCGCCCAGCACCTGAGGACAGCGCCCTGTGGACCAAGGGCAACCCGCTGTAGCCCGCCGAGGAAGGTGACCATGCCCTCCCGCCCCCGACCCCGATGCAGCAGCGGATGCGGCGCCCTCGTCGCCAAGCCCGGACGATGCCCCGCATGCCGCAAACCCTCCCTGCGCCGAGCCCGCGAAGTATCCGCCGCCTGGCGCTGGGTCTACACCGACCGCCGCTGGCTGCCCCTGCGCGACCAGGTCCTGTCCGAGGAAGCCCTGTGCCGCGCCGGCTGCGGACGCCCCCCGACCGTGGTCGACCACATCCGGCCCCACCGCGGCAACGAACAGCTCGCGTTCGACCGCGCCAACCTCCAGGCCATGTGCAAGCCGTGCCACGACGCCAAGACCGCACGCGAAACCGGGTTCGCCGGCGGCGGCCAACGCCCCCTCGCCACCGCGAAGACCACCCTGGTGTGCGGCGCCCCCTGCTCCGGCAAGACCACCTGGGTACACGAACGCGCCGAACCCGGCGACCTGGTCGTCGACTGGGACACACTCGCCCAGGCACTCGGCTCACCGAGCACACACGAACACCCCGCCGCGCTCACGCCGTTCATCGCCGAGGCACGCGACGCGGTGATCGCCCGGCTCGACCGCAGCCACGGCATCGCCCGCGCCTGGGTCATCGCCACCGCACCACGCCGCGCCGACCGCGACCGCATCGCACCCGGCGCCGACGTCGTGGTGCTGGCCACCACCGAGACCGAGTGCGTGCGCCGCGCGGTCGCCGACGGCCGCCCCGACGACACGGTCGACGCCATCGCGACGTGGTGGCGCACCTACCGAGCCGATGATCATCTCCGCTGAGACGGACGCTCGCCCAGCCCCCAGGGGAGGGGCAAATGTCCGTTTCGGGGAGGACTTTGCGCGCAGGCGGGGGCAGAACGCGCGCGACCGCGAGTTTGGCCCGCGTTCCTGAGGATCAACCAACCGGCCGGGGGGTGGGGTCATGGGTCGTCGCGGCCCCATCGCGCAACCGGACAGTGTGCGCGCGCTCCGGGGCAACCCGGGCGGCCGGGCGGCACCGGAGCGGGTGACCGCCTCGCCCGGTGTGCCGTCCCCGCCGGCCTGGCTGAGCCGGGAGGCGCGGGCCGAGTGGCGGCGCATCGTGCCCGACCTCGACCGGCTCGGCGTGCTGTCGACGCTCGACCGCGGCGCGCTGTCGACGTACTGCTCGGCGTGGGCCCAGTTCGTCAAGGCCGAGCGGCTGCTGCAGGACGAGGACCTGGTCGCCGAGCGGCGGGCGGGCAACGGGCCGGCGAAGCATCCGGCATGGCAGGTGTGGCGCGAGGCGGCGACCACCGTGGCGGCGCTCGCGAAGGAGCTGTTCATCACGCCCTCGTCGCGGCTGCGGTCCGTGAAGCCGGAGGTCGACGATGACGAGGGAGACGGCATCCTCGACTGAGGCCCGCCGCGCCGACCTGACCGCCGCGATCGACGCGGCCGTCGAGGGCTGGGTGCGGGAGGGCCTGGTCGACGCCACCGAGTGGATGGCCCAGGGCCGGCGGCCTCTGTTGGTGACGCCGTTGCCGGCCGAGCCGGGCACGTGGTTCGACCCGGCCGCCGTCGAGCGGGTCCTGCGCTTCTTCGGCCTGCTCCGTCAGTTGATCGGCCGGCACGCGGGGGCGCCGTTCCGGCTCATGGACTGGCAGGTCCGCTACCTGATCGCGCCGGTGTTCGGCCTCAAACGGCCGGACGGCCTGCGGGCGATCCGCACCGTGTGGTTCGAGATCCCGCGCAAGAACGGCAAGAGCACGGTCTGTTCGGCGCTCGGCTTGTACCTGGCGTTCGCCGACCGCGAGCAGGGCGCCGAGGTGTACGCGGCGGCGGGTGACCGCGAGCAGGCGAACATCGTCTTCCGCGCGGCGGCGAACATGGCCTCGGGGTCGGCGCCGCTGCGGCGGAAGCTGGGCCGGCGCGGCATCCAACGCAAGCTCCTGGAACACCCCACGACCCATTCGATCTTCCGCGCGCTGTCGTCCGAGGGTCTGCGCGCGCATGGGTTGAACGTGCACGCGGGCCTGGTCGACGAGGTGCACGTGCACCGCAACCCGGACGTCGTCGACGCCCTGGAGACCGGTACCGGCTCGCGCGCGCAGCCGCTCATCGTGTTCATCACGACGGCCGACGACGGCGCGGAGACGGGCAGCATCTACGCGACCAAGCGGGCCGAGGTCGAGGCCCTGGTCGCGGGGCACGCCGAGGACCCCACGGTGTTCGGTGTGGTGTTCGGTGTCGACGACACCGCGCCCGGGTTCGACGCGTTCTCCGAGGACACGCTGCGCGCGGCGAACCCGGGCTACGGGATCACGGTGCTCGCGGACTACCTGGGGTCGAAGGCCGCGCAGGCGAAGCGGTCGCCGGGACAGCTCAACCGGTACCTGCGGCTGCACCTGAACGTGCGCACGAAGCAGGTCACCCGGTGGCTGTCGATGCCGGCGTGGGACGCGTGCGCCGCGGGCAGGGCGGTGTCGCTCGACGACCTGGAGGGCCGGCCCTGCGTGGGTGGCCTGGACCTGTCGAGCACCACGGACATGACGTCGTTCGTCCTGTGGTTCCCGCCGGTGTCCGACGACCCCGCCGAGCCGCACATCGTCGTCCCGTTCTTCTGGCTGCCCGAGGACAACATCGCCGAGTTGGAGCGTCGCACGAAGGTCCCGTTGGAGCGGTGGGCCCGCACCGACGCCCACGCGGGGCCGGCGCTGCGGCTGACCGAGGGCAACGTCGTCGACTACCGCCAGGTGCGGCACCTGATCACCGAGACGTTGGCGCCGCGGTTCGACCTGCAGGCGATCGGCTATGACAGGTGGAACGCGACCGAGACGATCACCGAGCTGGTCGACGCGGGCATGGCCATGGAGCAGGTCTCGCAGGGGTACGGCGGCCTCAACGACCGTGTCTGCAGCTGGAGCGGTTGGTGCTGTCGGAGCGTGTGTCGCACGGCGGGCATCCGATCCTGCGCTGGCACGTCGACTGTGTCGGCATCAAGACGAACACGGACGGCCACATGAAGCCGTCCAAGCCGGACCGGCAGGTCTCCTCGAAGCGCATCGACGGCGTGGCGGCGTCGCTGAACGCGTTGGCCATGCACCTCGCCCGCGCCGACGTCGAGCCCGCGGCCGAGCCCAACATCCGCATCATCGGCGCGTGAACGAGGAGGAGGTGACGGCGGTGAACCCGAACGTGCAAAGCGTGTGCGAGGCGGCCGGCGGCGTGTGCATGGTCGTCGGCCTGGTGCTGGTTGTGGCGGTGCTCGGCGGGTGGCTGCTCGGCGCCGG